CAAGCGCTTTCATGCCTTCGGATAAACGGAACGCATAGCCTGGGTCGGCTTGGAAATCACCTGCACCAAAGTTTCTCATAGCAGATGCTGGATCGTAACCCGCAACGCCACCAAAGTCTTTCATAGCAGATGCTGGATCATAGCCTGGCACGCCACCAAATTTAGCTGAACCGTATGGGCCTTGTAGCTGCGATAGCAACATATTTGTGCCTGTAAGCCCAGCTTGTCTAAACGGTTCGTTTAGCTCAAGTTGTTTTAAATATTGTTCACGTTGAAGCGCCGTTTGTTGATCAGCAATATCTCGCTGCGCTTGCGTAGCTTCGCCTGCTGATTGCTGTTGCGCGCTAGATGCTCGGTTAGACGCCATACCACCTATTATGGCGCTACCTGCTATTGATGCTGCGACCCATCCTGCCATTATATTTCTCCTTCGTTAACAAGTTTAGCTGTGTTTGTTGTCGCTAATTGTTTAACTCTATTTTCCCCTAATCCACATTTAGGCACAACATAAAGTCGATCTTCTAAGACTGCTATATCTTTACAATTATCAGGGTTTGCGTAAATATCTACCCAAACCACTTCATCTTCAAATACACGGCCAACACGTTGTTCGCCAGCACAAGCATTAAATTCGCATGGCGCGGTCAATATTTTTACTTCTGTGCCAATATTAACAGCAATTGTACCCTTTTCTAGCCGAACTTTGTAATCTGTTTTATGTGCTGCCCCCGTTAATACACACCAAGACGGTACAGTAATCTTTCTTTCGTAAACATTTGGCATAAAAGTATGCTCAGTTACAATGTCTGCTTGTTCCATTTGAAGCAACTCATCTTGCAATTTAACAATCTTGTCAGGTGTTACGTCAATCTTAGCCAAGCCCATATTTGCAAACATAGGTAGCGTAGGTAAAAACCCTTGTCCGTAAGTGACGTTCATCTCAATTTGCATATTATTCTAGCAATAAGTTGTTGTATGTTGCTGCTTGCGTTGTAATCCAGCTTGTGCCATCTGACACAATGGTCGCCCAATTACCTGCTACGTTATCTAGTATGGCTGTACCCGCAGCTCCGCCTGCCCTTGATACAACATTACTAGACGCTGACACTAATGATTGATTCTGATAGTTAATAAAATATAAGACCCGCCCTGTGTTAGCCGATGGTGACGGTAGCGTAACCGTACAAGTAGAGCCTGTCTTATTGTTTATTAACCATGTATCTGTAGATGCTACACTAAAATCAGCCGTTTTGGTAACTGGTGCAGTTGTTGTTACGGTGCCAGTAGTAGCTACGCTAATTGAACCTGTGCCATTAGTAATGGCTATTCCTGTACCAGCCGTCAACGTGGCTTTAGTTAGGGTGTTTCCTGTTGTGTTACCAATCAATAGTTGACCATTGGTATACGTTGTTTGCCCTGTGCCGCCATTATCAACGTCTAAGGTGCCAGCAAGCGTTACGGCACCTGTAGTAGCCGTATTAGGCGTTAAACCTGTAGAACCCCCGTTAAACGACAATACGCCTGTATTAGCAACGGTGACGTTACCTGTTGCGCTTGATACTGAAATACCTGTGCCTGCTACATTAGACAATACGCCCGTGTTAGCAATACCAATAGTTCCTGCACCGTTAGTAACGCCAATGCCTGAACCCGCAGTTAAAGTGTTTAGGTTGTATTTTTTACCTACCGTATTACCAATTAATAACTGGCCATTTAAAGGGTAATCGCCTAGGCCTGTACCGCCATTGGGTATTTGAACAATGCCTAAATTTTCGCCTACAATCGTATATATGTTGTTAAAGAACCTAAACCACTCCCGTGACATTAAACCTGTGCGTGGATCTATTAACTCAACTCTAGGCGCAGGAATCTGCGTAATGTTAATTGGATCAGGCATTAGTTGGCGACAACAGTATTTCAGCGTTGGTAATGGCTATCTTTACTGGATCGGTGCCTGATACTTCATAGACACGATCACGCAACTTTTGTGTCATGCCAAGCCGACGCCAAAAAGTACGAGAGCCGTATTGACCAAGTTTGCCCATTGATGACCAATGTTCATTTGACCATGTATGCCCAGCATCGTCTGACCAACGCAACATGGCTTGCGGGTTATACCCTGGCGTAGCTGCGTAACCAATAGTCGCTAAAATGTAACCATCAATATCAGGTGTTGGATAAACACTTAAAATTTGAAAGCCATCATTACTTTCCGTAGTTAATTCTAAGCCTGCTTGTGTGGCTAAATTAAATTGCGTAAATTCAGCCATAATTTCTTTACCATCTTCTGTTGCTATATCTTCTGCGTTGTACTCAGGGTATAGACTTAACCCAACGCCTGTTTCGGCGTTGAGCTGTAAAGTATGTTGAGCTGTACGTTTAAAGTTATTTTGCCCTGGCATTAAGGCGCGCCATGATCGTAACCATTTTTGAGGTTGCCCATTATCGGCATAAGTATCTAAGTCAAGCTGATAAATATTGCCGTTTTCGTAATCGCCAACAATAATCGTACCGCCAAAGTTACATTGGTTATTGCTACGATGTCTTGTAAAGTTGCCGTTATCAAAACCTGCTCGCTCATGCCATGCTTGTGTAGCTGCGTCGTAAACCCACGTAGCATTGCCTGTTGGAAAGCTAATTACATAGAACGCATGGCCGTCTTGCTGATAGGTATAAGCCACCGCATCGGATATGTTGCCGTACTGTTGTATCTGCCATTCAATTGCATGGGTAGAAACCCGAACACCTGTATAGCCGTTAGCACGGTAAACAATACCTTGACCACGGGCATCTGTACCTAGCCAAAATAAACCGTTATCTAACTTAGCAACTGAAAATGGTGCAACGCAACCAATTTCATTAAATGCGCCTTGAATACGTGTAAGAGGAAAATCAGTTGCGCCTGAGTCATACCAAACTTCTACTGAATCCGTACCAAACACCCATAATTCACGGTGATCAGATATGAGCGCAACTACGCCGTCTGGTGAACCTTCAGCACTAGCAAAGTCTAACGGGTCAACAGAACTACCGTCTAATAATTGAGAAACCCATATTATTTGGCTATTTGGTTGATTAAAGACAAAATAACCATCTAAATAAGATACAGTTACAGCACCTGCAAAATCAGGATCCGTAATCTTAGCAAAGACGTTAGTTACTTCGTTATATATAAAACCATCAGGATTACACGCTAAAAATATCTGCGTGCCATTATCAGCAATAGATACTGGCCCTGTGCCAGTTATAGCACCTAAAAGCGTTGGTGTAGCGCTAGTGCCTGTTAGTTTATAAAACTCTTGCCCAGATACTACGTAGAAATCTGAACCATTTGTTTGATGCGCCCATAATGCGCGGATAGGCCCTTGACCCACAGTTTGTAAAAACTTTAGCCCAGGCGCGCGTTGTAAAAACCCTGTTTCTTCCCCTTCCGTTACAACTTCAGGAAAAAGATTAACCATACGGGCATTTGCCGCATTAATACTACGTGCAACATACGATTGACCTAAAATCGGAGTTTTCATTGTTTATGCAGTTACAGCCTTGATTACCGCAAATGCAATAACAATAGCTTCAGATAACGAGCCTGTTGTAATATTACGCACGTTAATGCTTGCGGATCCTAATACTGACTGAGCATTTAATAAGTAAGAACCAGCCGTACCGCCGCTAATATGATTCATTATTAAAATATCGCCTGCTTCAATTACTGTATTAGTTAAGGTAAAGCTAACAGTTGTATCAGCAGCTAACGCAGCAGCATTTAACGTAATTTGTCCAGTAGCTTTGTTTAAAGTTACGCCTGTAGCTTTGCTAGTGTTTTGCGTTATAGTACCGCCTGCGCCTGTAGTGTACCCTTGTTTACCTGTGCTTGAGATAACTTGATTGCCTGTTGTACTAAGACTTGTGCCTGTAGCTGCGCCGATTACAGGCGTAGTTAACGTCATACTTGTAGATGTACAGGCGGAAATATTGCCTGACGCCACCGTACCAAGAGCAGGCGTAACAAACGTAGAATTAGTAAACAAATTGGTAACAGACAGTTGTTTAGTTGTGCTAGTTGTAGCTTGCACAATCGGCAACACATCAGCCCCAGCTTGAACTGTTGCAACGGGTAACGCTGAAATAGCAATCGTAGTCATGGTTTATCCTTAATAATTTCCTGCAAATATATTGTAGCGTTGGCGTGTACCAACAATACTGTACGGTAATGACATAATGTCATCTGGGTTGTTAATGCGTTTTAGGTTGCGCTTAGATGTCATTGCAATCCGTGATACTTGTGGGCTTGGCTCAACGCCAAACTCGGCAGCAAACTCACAAGCCAAGTTATATTTAAACGCCCTTAAATAGCCTGGTGGGAATGTTATATTAGTCGCAAGCGTAGCAGGTTGTGTTAGCTCCTGAACCGAAATAAAATGCCATTGCAGCACTTTAGTTGGTTTAGGATAGATGTACATTTCAATATTAGGGTACGTCATATTGGTAAATATGACTTGCGGGTAAGTGCTAGTGACTGTCTTAACCGCAATACCATTGTATTGCTGTTGATTAATCATCTTAATACCAAACGAAATACCGTTGGCAGGATCAATAAAGTAAGTTGAATCGTCTAATAGAACAGGTCGATTACCTACAAAATCACCTGTAGGCCCTAGCGTTCTACTAAGTACATTAGGTGGCCAATTAAATATTTGGTCTTGCGTAGAAAATACAGACAACCGTTCTGTATTCCATGAATCAATCATTTGATTCAAAGCTGTTAAAGCGTCTTGCGATGTGGCGGCAGATGGCGTTTCACCTTCAGCCAATACCCCTAATAGACGTAGCGCCCCATTAATTTGATCGTTGGCGGTATAAATTGCCATAACTCACCCTTTACTCGATAGTTTTACGACGTCTTTTTACTTCCAATGTATTGACAGGAGCCGCAATCACTTCTTCTTCAGATGGCGTATCGGTAGTATAACGCACCCAGCCATTTTGTTCATCATATTCTGCTTCTTGTTCCATCGTAGCAACTTTACTACCGTGGTCAGGATGTTTTAAATATATAGTCATGTTCGTATTCGGTAGGGGGCGTATTGCCCCCTGATTTTAATTAAAAATAAATTAAGCCTGTGCAACGTGAATAGTTGCAAAATTTATAGTTAATGCTTCACTTAAACTACCTGTACTTGCGTTTGTAATTACAATAGTAAATGAACCCGCAGCAACCGTAGCAATAGAAAGTAAATACGTTCCTGCGGTAGCAGCGCCGCTTGCTATTGCAACAACTGGTACATCATAAGCACTTATAGCACTATTAGTAACAACAAAAGCTACTTCGGCAGCAGCCGCTAATGCAGCGTTATTAGTCACAATTTGACCAACAGATGCGTTAATTGTCACGCCTGTTGATTTACTTGTGGCTTGTGTAACGGTTGACGGTGCTGTACTACTTGAGCCAGTATTGTAACCAATTTGACCTGTACCAGCCAAAGCGTAAATATTACTTGAACTTTTTAGATCTTGATCTTCAAAAGCTACGCCTATTGATTTGGTATTACCCATAATCTATTCCCCTATAAAATCCCCGCCGAAGCGGGGGGTTAATATTAACCAGCTACGCGATAGAATACATAAGTCGCATCAGCCGTTTTACGAACACGCCAAATACAAGACGTAACCGCATTAACTGCTGCAACACCAACCAAAGTACAACCTGTATTAGCAGTTACAGTAGCAGCGTTAGTTGCGCCTGTATTGATAATAACAAACTCAAAACAGCTATTTACTTTCATACTTGGAAATGCGGTATCTAATTCTGTACCAAGAGGTACAGTTAAAGCGACTGCTGCGCCAGTATAAGTAATAATACCTGTTGCTAATTCGGCAGCCGTCAAAGTTGCTGCTGCTGTTTTAGCCGTTGGGGTTGGTTGAGTAACCATGTTAATTTCGGTTAAATTACCGTCGCCAAACTGATAACCACCTGCACCATTAGGTAATGCCATAATAATTCTCCTTAAATATTAAAAAAGCCCCTGTCTA